AAAAGAACGCTGGGCGAAAGCGCGCCGCCTCGCCATTTCCGGAGAATTCGAAGACATCCCCGATGATATCTTCATGCGATGTTACTCCACGATTTGCAAGATACGAACCGATTACATGCCCCGAATTGCTAATGAGAGCAGGCCCTGCGGCATCTGGATACATGGACCTTCTGGGTCAGGAAAGACCAGAACTGTTCATGCCGCGTATCCTCAACTTTTCCAAAAGCCCCGTACCAAGTGGTGGGACGGGTACCAGGGAGAAGAAGTTGTCCTCGTTGACGATGTTGATGCTTTCGATGTTAGACTCGGCGGCGATTTTAAGCACTGGGCTGACTGTTATGCATTCATCGCCGAAAAGAAGGGAGGAGCCGCAAGGATCCGACCGAAGAAACTTTTCGTCACCTCCCAGTACAAAATTGAAGAGATCTGGGTCGACGAACAGACCCGAGCCGCCCTTCAACGTCGATTCACCGTAATCGAAAAGACCTTAGGTCAAGATATTATGATATAATAAAAGTCATTTGACAAACATTTCATGTCCTCATAACACCTAATAGCTCAGCGCAGCGCAGGCCGTTAGGCCGTTTGCACCGAAGGTGTAGATATAGCTTGATAAAATATATTTGAAATAAAAACTATGCATATTCCGTTCCATCCTCCGTATTCTGTGGTGCTCCGACACCTTCATTCTGATCATACAAAGGATTCACAGACGCACCGGGTAACTGGTTACTAATAGTCTGGATCCTAGGGATATTGTTCAACAATTGACCCACCAGCTTGTACTTTGTTAACCAAATCAATTTGGTTCTACACAAAGTTTGCCTTGCAACGGATACAAGTGGATCGTTATTTCCATCACAAATAGTTCCTCGTTGAACTACCATAATGTGACTGGTAATTCCCTTAATGCTGAAGAATCTTTGTAGATACTGATAGTCCAGAATACGGTTAACACTATGTTTTAACGTAAGTTTAATCTTTTCTCCCGGAGATAAAGATTTAGTAAACTTCTTTGTATAATAATGCAGATTAAAACTCTTGGTAGTGGTGGGAACACCCCAAGGGGTTGCAGTAGTCGGAGTAATTGTTGTTCCGGCTTCATCCGCTAATGCATTGGTCCAAACTTGGACCGGAGTACCGGGAGTAGTAACCGAAGTAATTTTATCGACTAGATAATAGATATCCACTTCGATGGCTGCCGGTCCACAGTTGTTAAACTCGATATCATACTGGATCGAGTTTAGTGAAAACTTTAACGCTCGTTTATTAACGGGTACTGGTACCCCGTCTTGGAGCGTATTAATCAGTGGAATTAATTCCGGAGTAGTAACCGCTACCACATAACTGGGTACTTGGACTCCTTGTAGTCCATGAGACCCACCACTGAATATAATCGAATGTTCCCCGAGATTCGTTAGTTTCTGGTATGTTTTCGCCCATTTCGTTTTCTTATAGGTAATCGAATGGTTCTTATAAGCCACACCACTTCCGTCCCTATCCCAAGAGGCTTGAGAATTGCCGTTACGGCTTCTCTTGCTTACTCTCGAACGCCTCTTCTTAGAGCTTTGAGTGCCCTTCTTAAGCTTTCTGCGCTTGGTTCCGCCACGAACGGCTTGATAAACGCTCTTTCCGGCTCGATAGGCGTTGTAAGCCTGGGCACCTCGATAAGCGTACTTCGCTGCGCGTAACATAATAATGGGGAAAGAAAAAAAGGAGGGTTTTATAAGTCTCGGCACGATGACGTATTTTGAACTCGTGGTCGGTGTCCATTATTACCACCGACCTAGTGTGAGTGTAACTCATACGTCATCCTTTTCTTTTTTCCCCATCCTACGCCATTCCGGCCCCCATCCTACGCCACACCGCAAATCATATATAAGGGTTGGGTTTCCCCGAAGATGTAAATGCAATGCGATCGAGATCATTCTGTTTCACCTGGAACAATTATCCGGGAAACCATGCCGACGTCATCGAGGACCTCGGGACGCGGTACCACTGCTACGGGTACGAAGAGGCCCCGACCACCGGGACCGAGCACCTACAAGGCTTCCTCTACTTCCGACATGCCAAGTCCCTTGCTTCAGTCAGAACGGGACTTCCCGGTGTTCATGTCGAAATTGCCAATGGAAGTATCACCCAGAACATCGCCTACTGCGAGAAAGACGGAGAATTCCTTGAGTTTGGAGAACGCCCAGCTACCCAGGAAGAGAAAGGCGATTCCGAAAAAGAACGCTGGGCGAAAGCGCGCCGCCTCGCCATTTCCGGAGAATTCGAAGACATCCCCGATGATATCTTCATGCGATGTTACTCCACGATTTGCAAGATACGAACCGATTACATGCCC